GTAACTGATCAGTCTTGCCAGTCGTAAAATTGAATCTCTTCTATCTGCTGTTTCTAAAAAATTTTCTCTAGCATTTAAATCTGTTCTGAAAGCCAAGTTTTGTCCAAGGTAAGCAACCAAATCAATCAGTGCTAGATACTCTGATGATTCAATGTAATCGTTGAAATCCTCTGGATAGTTCTGTCTGATATACTGGATCATTGTTCTACGGATTGTGTCAAAGTCGTAACTTTTGAATTCCGCATTTTTGTAAGACTGATATACTCTTTTCCAGTCTTCTGCTAACAGTAATCTATTTTGTCTATCTGTGATTGACATTGGTTTCCTTTGTTATAGTATTATTTATTTGTTTGTATAAAGTGGGCATTTAATTCAGTAATCCATTATTTTCGTCAAATGTCAGTCTAAGTTTCTCTGACACATTATATTTCACATAAGTGAGTTCAACTTCAATCTGTATACCTGAGTCAAATGGTGTTACGAGCACTGTGTCTGCTTTTATTCTTGGATCTGTCTCAATGATCTTAAGAATATCATCTTTGATCGCTTCTTCTAGATCAGGTGTTAAAGGATCATGTATCACGTCCCATATGATTGTGCCGAATTCTGGATTTTCTAATTTTTCTCCTTGTGATATGTGAAAATGATTTAGTAGATCCTGTTTGATTAAACCAATGTCATTGAGAGAAAAAGTTGTGTTGTCTGGATTCACAGTGCTGATTCCTCTGTACATTCTTTGAGTAACAGGAGTCTGTGCTGTTTGAGCCGATTTTACTGTAACTTCTTTATATAATTTTTTATGTGCCATAATGATATTTAACCAGCAAAAACTTTGCCACTACCAGTAGCGGTGTGACCACAAGTTGCCGCATCTCCTTCCCTACATATGAATATTGCGTTTGCTTTTACTTTAGCACTAGATCCTGACATCACAGCATCACAGTGTGGTGGTATTGGACAAGGTGCGTGAGGTTCAACTGCCGCTCCTTTAACAACAATAGGAACTCCTTCCACAATAACTTTTGGTGCTAGATTACCAACGATTGTGCCTACTGCTGTGTCCACTGTTACTCTACTGACTCCTGGCATTATGTCCTCGCATTTTTAAAAGTGTCTGGAATATTGATTGGTTCTGCTACAACAATATCCGCCTGTTCACTTCTATCTGTTTTAATTAAAGCCACTGCCATTGGATCAAAATTTTCATGATGACTCCAAGGTTCATGCTGTGGCACACGTTTCATGATGCTTGGTGTTTCTTCGCCTGGAAGGCTCCAAGCCGCTAGAGGCGCCACCGGCGTAGCCACTGCTATTCCGCTAGAAAGATTTATGAGTCCTCCAACGTCTAAATTAATATTGCCACCAGCATAATGATTGGTTGTGCCTCCAACTGTGATGGTTTGTGCGCCGCCTACTTCCACAGTTTGTGCTCCAGTGGTCAACAAGTTGTGTGTTGTGGACTCTTGATTGACTGTGGCACTTTTTAAATTTATGTCTCTGCCTGCTTGTAAATTAAAGTCTCTATCTGTTTTAAAATTGAAATCACCTTTGCTGTGAACACTCACACTGTCTTCAGCATAAAAATCTATTTTACCGTTGGCAGTCATTTCTATCCATGCTGTGCCATTGGCGTTGGCAATGTACACAAGGTCTTCTGAATTGTGCAACAGTATTTGGTGTCCTGTGCGTGTTCTTATTCTGAACAATTCATTGTGCGGAGTGTTCTTTTCTCCTTCAATCACATCTTCGCTGGTTTCAATATCCACATATTCCATTGGACCTTCTTTGGCTTTTGTTTTTCTAATAAATTTGTCATCACCATCATCCATTACAAATGATGTACCACCTGTTCTAGCAGATGCTATAGGTTGATTTTGTGTGAACACTTTGTCGATAGGTCCTGGTGTGTTTATGCCAAACACACTGCTGGGCACTTCACGTCTAGCACTGGACGTTGTAAGTCCTCTTGTCTCATCTTCAATCAAACCTTGATTATCCAACACTGCTTTGAATAGCCTGTTGATTGGCTTTTTGATCTGTAAAGGTTTGTCCGCTGGCTTGTCTGCAAATTTTAATTTGTTATGTTCACCCACAGGCATTTTCTTGCCTCTGATGTCTGCGTCAGCAGGATCTTCTTGGTGTTCAGAATCTGTTGTGTCTGTGTTTGACATGGCAGGTGTTGAGCCTGGAATCATCACATTCATCAATTCTTGTGGAATACAACCAATCCAATATGCTCTATTAATATTGCCTTCTATGAACATTACCATCACAGTGTTGCCAACATCAGGTGGAACAAACCACATGCCGTAACTCTGTTGACTGTCTCTGTGATCTTTGTTTTTAGTCAATCCTGCCACATTGGTTGTGCCGTAAAATGGACTGAGATACTTTGCTGTGATGAATTGTCCAGTGGTTGCGGCATTGCCTGATTCCAATGTTTTTACCAATTCAACTTCAATGGCTCCACTGTATTTGGGATCCAACACATTTCTTACAATGGCTTCAAAAGGTCCTGCATTTAATTTAGGATCTATTGAATGCGATTTTCTTATGTTTTGATTTTTTGCCATTAGTCTTTACTGTTGTCCTTAACAATTTTTTTCTTGTTGCCATCACCTTCCACAGCATCCAATGTCATGTTGGATTGTCTGTTTATTCTCAATGTTTGTTCAAAAATGTTTGCTCTGAAACTGCTTGTGATTGTCTGCACTTGGAATATACCGCTAAATTCTCCCAATCTAATTGTTTGTCCTGCTCCGTTTTCGTATGCCCCACCTGTGGGGAAAATTAAATTATCACCATTAGGTTGATAATCTATTGGTGTTTGGAAATTCATTTCTATAAAACAAGCAGTGTCTTGATAGTTAATTTCTCCTCTGCCGTTACCGTTGTTTTTATCACTGGCAGACGTTGTGATGTAAGGTCTAGGATCCACAAAAAATCTTGTGGGTTCATCTGTATTCATCATTCCACTTGCTGGTAGGAAATAAGGATCACCAATTATTGTTAAATCCATTTGAATTAAATCAGTTGTTCCACCATTGATTATTCTATCATTCATTGTTCTAGCAATTTTTAATTCTGCACTTTCATTTTCTGTACCTTCACTGGATGTCTTTTGGTCTTGAGCCTTTATGATTTTAGATGCTAGATGACCTGGTTTATTATTTTCAGAATCTGTTATGGTGAATATTGGACTCCTTGTGACTGTTGCTGATTTTTCTATGCTCTTGTTACCTCCAGCAGATGATGAGGCTGAACTTTTTTTCAAATTAGCAGGAGCGGCATTGAAAAACGCAAAATTATAAGTTAGATCAAAATCCAGTACATCTTTGTTCAACCCAGTGTACAGATAATTGTAACCTTTTACAATGTTTTGTCTAATCACAGAATAACCAGATGGCATGGATGTATCATCGTCAAATATAGTGTCAGGCACCTGATAAGGCACAATGCTGAACACATTCAATCTGGGATGATTATTTGCTTTGGCTTTGAAAAAGGAATCATTCAGTTGAAAACATTTGGTTCTTATTCTAAACCAAGGATGTTTGCCTGGCTCTTTGTTTAGCATTTCGTCAGGATTTTTTGTTAAATTTTTAGCATATTCACTCAACAGTATCACAGTTTCAATAATGTCTGTAATACGTGTGCCTTTTTTGAAACTCAAAGTCATCTGTTTTAAATTTAATGTAATACCATCTCTTGTGAAAGTTTTTTTACGTTTGTCGTATTTTTTTTCAAAGTCAGGAAATTTTTTACCCATTATAGCCATGTTATTTTCATTGATAGCCATTTTTGATGCTCCAATTTCGTTGCCTAAAAAAGTGGCATTAGGTCCATCGCCTGTAGTTTGATCCACTCTTACTCCTTGTCCGCTTGTGCCAGTATATTCATTGGTAACTGTTATATTTTTTCCCAGCAGTGTTTCAACAATTCTATCTCTTTTTACAGTGTTAAAATAATAGTCACCTTGTTCACCAGTGCCATATTGGTCAGCCGTTGTCGCTCTATCTTTTGAAACTAATTGTCTGTCTGCTTCTGTGTATTCAATTTGAGCGTTTTTAGGAAAATATATCACATAATCATCTTGAGGCACTGTGGCAAGTTGTTCTTTCTTCTTGGCTTTTTTGTCTAGGTCTTCGCCTTTAAAATTTAATTGTCCCATTAAACTGTCATCACCCACCTGCATCATTTCGTAAACAGTTTTTCCTGCCAGAGTGATGTCAGTGTTTATACTGTTATTCACATCCATGGTTGGAGTTTCTACCCAAGGTGCGCCAACACAATCATACACAGCACCTGCCTGGGTGGCTCTTATAGCCGCCTTTGTCATTTGGATAGGCATAACTTTACGTAGATTGTTATTTCTAAAAATTTTGCCGTTTACATCAGTGCCAACAAAATCTATTATTAAGGCATAAGGTGCATTTGTAAATTCAACATTGCCATCTTTAGCGGCTTTGGCGGCTTGTATCGCCATAGTCTGTAAAAATAAACCAATACTGTAAGGTTCCGTTACAGTGAAAGCAATCTCTGATCTTTGTACGTGTTTGGTTTTTGGATTGGGTGCGATGAAAGATTTAACCTCAACATTGTCTATGAAGTATTCAAGACTGACTCCTGCTTGTTTGTAGAAAGTGACTTCTTCAATATTTCCTTTTCCAGAGGAGTGGGCAATAGGATGCAGAGGCATTCTGTTATAAAGTATGTTGGGAAAATTTACTTCTTCCAGTGTTAATGCCGCCAATGTGAACACAGCATTGTATGATTCATAATCATGCAGAGGATTAGGTATCAAGTCCCTTATAAATTCTTTTACTAGTATATTGGATTTTTTCTTTTTCTTTGAGTCTTTTTCTTTTGTTTCTTTTTTAATGGGGTTGATTACTCGACTACCATCGACGTTGTAACCTTCAATGTAATCACCAATCCCACCTGCG